TGGATGCTCCAGCGGTGAGTTTGCCGATAAATCTGCCAATTCCCTCCGTAGCATCTTGCAGCTTGGGTGTCACGCCCTGAGCCATCAATTTCATAGCTTCATAGGTGGGTGTGAACATTCCAGTTGCAGCCTTCACTGCTCCCTGACCAGCAGCACTCAGCCCCATTCCAGTCGCAGCAGCTTCCAGGGCGTGAACTCCCTTCTCTTTCATCCTATCAACGAAATCTTCCTTTTCGCTAGGAGAAAGAACGGCTTCTGTCGCGGCTGAAGTGGCACCAGCGGGAGCGACAGCAGCCAAAGCCTTGACCAGTGTGTTCGCAGTCGGGGCAACTTTCGTCGCCACACCAACAGTCTTCGCCAGAGCACTACCTGGAATAGCTGTAGCGGCCAGATTTCCACCAATTTCGCCAGCCGTCCGCCAACCACTGTCAATCTCGGCATCTTCCTTCATCTTCTGAAGGACAGCCTTGTCATCTTCATTCAATCCACCAGGAAGGAATGATTTCAGACCAAGGTATCCCTTGATGCCGGCGTCGCCTGCCCCAGCAATGAACTGACCAATGTTCTCACTGATCTTGTCCCGCTTGCCGAAAGACGTGTCAATCCATCTTTCAGCGCTGGGGCTGATAGATGGCTTAGCTGGCTCAGGAGGCGGAGCCGCAGGCTTCGCTTTTCCCTTGGCAGCCTTAGCTTCTAGTTCTAGAAGCTCAAGTTCTTCTGCTTCGGTCATTGGTCAAGTGTCCCTTTGGCCTTCTTGGCGCGTAGTTCTTCAAGACGAGCCTGCTGGTCAGCAGTCAGGCCTGAATCAGTTGCTGCTCCAGCGCCGCCAGCGTGAGCGAAATTCGTACCAGCGCGCTCGTTATACGCAGCCAGAGTGTCTGGGCTAGCGCCAGCAATGAGATTCTTCGTGTTAGCATTGAGGAGAGCACGCATCCTCGCGACACCGTGGCGGAGCGTCTTCTCATCCATCCCTGTGCCCTTGCCACCAAATTCTGCGACGATCCGTTTCATTTCTTGATCTGACACAGCCATACCTGACCGCATGGCAGTCATGATATTCATCGGGCCTTGAATATCAGCCTGCACCTGCTGTTCTTCATCCGTTTGGAACATTGACGGCTTGCGACTTTCGAACCGGCCAACTCCAGGCAGCTTTCCTTCTGGGTATTTCTTCAGCACAGCCTCGATGTTGGAAATGGCCTCCTCCAACTGAGGCTGCTGCGCCTTATTCAGGGCTGTGGACAGATTAGTAACGTTCTTGTTCAGCGTCTTTTCATCCGTAGCACTCTTGTTCGCCGCCCTGAGATCTGCTTCGTATTTCTTCTCAGTCGTTGCCTGATTTGCAATGGCTGCTTTGAGCGAAAGACCAAGCTCGGCAGTCTGCTGCTGAGCAGCAGCACGTTCTCGGCGACCTTGCTCGGCTTCTGCCGCTCTGCGATTCAATTCCTCCTGCAATTGCTGGAACTGAACCATCTTCTCAATCTGTGCAGCCCTCTTTTCGTCGTGGTACATCGGGCTGGCGACGAATTCACCAGTTCCTGGGATGACAAATCCCTGCGTACCAAGTTTCTCAGGAGTGTACTGCGCCTGAGCTCGCTTGTCAAGCATGTTCGCTGCACTGGCGAGAGCAGGGTTGTTAGACAACTGAGCTATGACCGCCAAATCGCCGTACTGATTCGCATTCTGGCGTGCTTCGTCCAGAGTAGCCTTGGAGCGAAGAGCCTCCGCTGCCATCTTCTGCTCTACTTCAGGCGGAAGTTTGCCAGCAATCAAGTCAGCTAGTGTGAGGCGAGGAATTGCTCCGCCTCCACCACCGTACATCGTGTCGAAAGGATCCCGACCGATTTCGTCAGCCATGACTTACCCCAGGTCTGGTTCTCTGTACTGAGTATACGGGTCGTAGGCGCCGGTTGCTGACGGAGAACTGGTATCCAGCGCCTGTCCGGTCTGAATACCTCTCTTCTTCAGCAAGTGTGCCATGAGAATCTGCATCTGCTTGTTCTGCAAGCCAGGAACTTGTGCTTGCTGATCCATGGCAGCGCTCATCTTGTCCATCATCTTCTTTTGCAAGAAGCCGTGGGCAATGACATCCAGTGCGCTAGGCCCGAAATTGCGACCAGCGATCTGTCGTTGATTTGGACCACCAGCACCTTCACGCATCGCCTGAGCTAGGGCAAGCTGACGTTTCGTGTCGGCATCAATCTGCCCAATTTGTCCGCCAAGGGCTGCGATCTGAGCCAGATCGTCAGCAGAAAGGGTATCCATCACGGCCATTATACGACCTCCGCGTAGTTCACGCACAGAATACCATTGGCGCTATGGACAGCCGATGGCAGCACTTTCTGTACTTCCTGAGCAATCACACCGATTTGGAACTCATCGGTGAGCAGATTCTTGTAGAAGTAGAGATTGAAGCCCTTGGGAGTCTTGCCCACACGGCAGATGATCTGCTTGATCCTGGCATCTGAGAACGCCATGTACGCAGCCATCGCAGCCGAAGCCAGAGAAGCAGTATTCTGCGAAGCCATCTGCTGTTGATTGAGAGCAGCGTTGTACTGATTGTTCGCAGCGCCCATCAAATCAGGAGCGTTGTACCCAGCTTGAGTGTTGAATCCAGGGAACTGCGGAAGCTGAGCACCTTGCCCGAACATCAGCGCATTTATGTCAGTGAGAGGCTGCTGCCTCATCATCTGGGCTTCTTGGATCTGTTGTTGACGTTGCTGCGCAGCGAAATTACCGTAGGAAATGTTAGCCTGATTTGCTTGATTAGCAGCCGTCTGTCCCTGATTAAACATCTGCTGCTGAATATTAGCTCCTGTCTGGTAAGCCTGTAGACGCGCAGCATTTTCACTCGAATTTAGTTGAGCCTGAGCTTGATTCCACGCCTCGCTACCACGCGTGATGCCCTGATTAGCGAGTTGCGCCTCCTGTTGTTCCCGGCGCTGTTGAAGTTGAGGTTGCTGTGCTGCCCAAGTCGCCTCCATTGCCTGATTGGCATAGTCGGTAGGCGTGGCGCCGGGAATCTGTGGACCACCAAAGCTGAAGTAATTCGTCATTCCGCTAGTGTTCAGCGGCTGACTTAGATTACCTACGGCCTGTCCTGTTAATCCAGCAGCCGCTTGCGACCGCTGAGCCTGCATTCCTTGCTGAGCATCCAGAGCAGCCTGCTGCTGTGGATCCATCGTGATCTTTTGTTCCCACGATGTGTAGTGTTTTCCTGTCGAAGGATCGACCTTGTCTACAGCCTGCCAATTCATCCCTCCATAAGGAGTGGCAATGTCAGGTCTGTTAGCCCAGGTCTGGGCAGCGTTGATGTCTTTCTGCGCCGAAGCTTGAGCATTCGCAATGCCCATGTAATCCGGAGGAGCCGCGCCACCTTTCTTTCCACCGCCACCACCGGGACCAACCCCAAACATTCCAGACTGATAGGCAGGATCAACAGAATTGGAAAAATTCTGCAATCCTTGTGGCTCAAGGTCGCCTCTTAAATTTTGGATGGCCTGACCCATTACGCTCTCCGTCTACTGAGCCACTTACAGTCTTGTTTCTTCAGAGTCATTATGATCAAATCACCGTCTATGGCCCCGTCCGATATTACAATCTTGTCTTCAAATCCCAACCTTGCGTTCAGTTTTCGAGCCGCATGATTGATACTGTTGACAAGACCCATTATCTCCACACAGTTGCAGATTTCAAATGGATAATGAAATGACTCAATTATGAATTCTCGAGTCATTTCATAGGGCTTGGGGAGGTACGAGTGCATGCAGCAGACGCGACCTACAAACCCATTATATCCAACCGCACCAACGACGTCTTCTTGTTCTAGTGGATTCTTTGTAGCTTTTTGGTCTGGAATAAGCATGATTCCACGAAAATCCTCACTCCAATGAAGTCCCAGCTTCTCGTGCAAAAGCTGGAAGATCATTTTATTGTACGTTGGTCCTCCAATGATCATGCAAATGGATCCGGACTTTGTTCAATCATGTAATCGATGCTCATCAACAGTGTGCCTCCGACTACAGCCGTTACGAAAGCAGGCGAGCCGACAAATCCTACGGCACCAACTTCTGTCCAATCACCGAAACGCGTCGTGGGATCACCGCTCCAAACGGCGCTGTCCCACAGAGAACCGTCCCAGAGAGATCCTGTAGCCGTTGGAATGACGGGCGAATTTGGAGGATCCTGCTGAGCATAGTCCACATTCATTATGACTTGCCATCCAGGCTGCGAAGACGCGTACCAGTTCGGCCGCAGCATGTGGAAGTCTTTGACCTGCGCTGGCGTCCCGTAGTTGTCGAACGCAGGCTGAATGAGACCGTAGATTCCAGTGCCAATGGAGGATCCGTAAGCTACGCTATCGTAGTAGCCCTGTAGAACGATCAGAACCTTGCCGTCTGTCGTACCTGAGAACAGATAGCTGGATTGAACGCCGAAACAGACTGCCGGAATGTTGAAGAATTCCGTCCACGGCTTTCCCTGCGAGGCTGTGTTCATCGCAAATTGCCGATTCGTATACACACTGAAGTTCGGCATGTTACAGAGAAGCAGAGCTTCGCGGTAGTACGGCAGAATCTGCCAGCCAGCTAGGTTGAAGGATGACCCAATTCGCTCCGAAAAGTCCCTCCCGATCTTCCCAACCAAGTTCTGATTGCCGGTGACCGACAGCATGTCAGATCCACCGCGGGTGATAAAAGATACAGGGAAGATACCATTGACAGAAAGCAGCAGCGTGTCGCCGCCGAGCTGACAGTACCCTCGGCGACCCTTCGGGGTCTCGCCGATGTAGTAAACTCCCTGTAGTGAAAACGTTGTCGCGCTGCTGGGATCGGTCCCTTGGTAGATGATCACTTCACCGTTCTGGGACACGATGACCAAGTAGTCATCAATACCCTCGCCAGCGTCAATGGTCCAGTTGACCGTGTAGGAGACTGGACCGCCCTTCTTCAGCAGAGGACCGACGTCGATCTGGGCAGCACTCCCCGTGATCGAGTCAGTTGGCAGATACCAGAGTCGCGTACTGGTCTGTTCAACGAACCAAGCCTTCCGTTTCCATACATTCACATGGCGGAAGAAGGTTGGATCTATGTTGGCGATCTGACCAGCACCAGCTCCTAATGTCGGCGTGAACCAAGTGGTACCGTCGAAATACTTGTACCCATCAACCTCGGAGCACGTCAACAAGAAGGAGCCGCCACTGGTGCTCATCATGATGCTGGACACGTAGCCAGCATCAGTTCCGCCCGACAGCGCCTGTGACAGAGCTGGAGCGTTTGTTCTGTTCGTTATGTCGTAGAAACCTGCATCCGTGACCCCAAACATCTTACCTGGGACGGACGTTGGGTTGTCTAGAGAACCTGCTGCAATCGCGGTAGTGGGACCGAACCATCCTGTGATGGTCTTGACCGGTCTCGGACCCGGGAAATTGATCGCCCATTCCTGATAACCTTTACGGGCGCGCAGACCGTTATCGGGAATCCAGTTAAGTAGGCGAATTGCATCCGTCGGAGGCATCGCATCCAACGGATCTTTCTTGTTCAACCCGCCGATAGGCGGAGGGCGGGTCGTGGTCGCGTTTAGTTTGTCTTGAGGTACGCCATCCATCACAGCCCGTATCCAGAATCTGGGATGTTCTGGACACCCAAGAACGGATAAGTATTGACCGGCACAACGGACAGAGTGACAGGTGGCTCGTCGCGGCCCTGAACAGCCGCAATCGCATCCATGGCCTCTTTCATTGCAGCAACGGTGCTGAATCCCCTAGCTTCACGCCATTTCCACTTCAGCACAGAGATGAACATGAACGGTTCAAACCGAATAACATCGTCGTTCGCCGTGCATTCATCCTTGAACGTAAGACCGTCAGCAGAAACCACCCAACGTCGGCTGTTGTACCAGATACTGATGTTTTGTGACGTTGAATTGACGTGGTCAAAGTTGACCTGATTGTTGAACAGCTTGTACAGAAGAGTGATGGTTTGACCACTCAACGAACGAGCCTTAATCGCCTGCCACGACGCCATTGGCAACGAGCCAATGGTAGGCAGAGTAGAACTCAAATTCCAAGACGTGTCTGGGATGTAGCCATTCCAGTCCGTTGGCAAGTCGTATGCCAGAGTTGGGGATACAGTGGGAATGACATGCTCGCGCTGCAAGCACTCCCACTCGTATTTCATGGAAAGCCACTTCCCAGCCTGATTGAGAAGTCGCCAAAAGCTGTTCACCGTACGATCAGAGTTGCCAATGACTGTGGCAGGCTCCGTCAAGCCAATCTGGCCCATCGCCTGCTTGATGCAGTCGACCAGACTGATCGTACGATTGAAAGCAGCCATTACTTCACCTTCGTCGGTACTGGAACCGCTCCTTCAGGTGGCCGGGCCAGTCTGGCCAATTCAGTCACCTGAGCTTCCAGAGCAGCAATCTTGTCATCGCGGTGTTTCAGCTCTGCGTGAAGCTCGGCCATTGGCGCAGCTTCTTTCGCCCATGCCAGCCACGATTTGGCCTTGTTCTTGAGATCTGACAAGCCTGCCATCTTCGCGCAGACGTTGTCGTTAGCTTCCGCAAGATGTTCCACTGTGCGGAAGCCGAAAAACTTCAATTCCTCGACCTGGGCGCGGCTGACCAACGGCCACTCTTCCAGCCGTGTGCCGAAAGCGACGCCTTCCTCGCCTTTTTCAAAGATCTCCCACTGGCGACGGAAGCGCAGCTTGTCTTCCGGGCGCAGAGGACGTTCAACGATGTTGTTTCGGTCCCCAGGAGTCACGATGCGGACGTACACTTCATCTTTGAAAATGGGTCGGCCTTCATGTTCGGTCTTTTCATCGTCTTTCGTGTAGTGATTGTAAAAGACGGCGAAAAGCTTCTCATCTCCCTGCCCTTGCCGAAGATGCATCTGAAAATCATGGTCTAATTCTGAGAGCGGCATTTTTTATCCTCGTCGGTATGATGCACTTCGTAAGGATTTCTTTCAATTTCTAGCAATGGAGCTGCCGTGTACGCGATATTCACCGTACAAGCGGTAAGAAGGAGGGGCCAAAGCCCCTCCCAGATCTTACGTGATGGCACCTTGCGCGAATGCTTGATTCAGTGTCGCGACATTGAAGAAGATTGTCGCGTCATTGTAGGTGCAGGTGATGGTACCCGAAACTGCTCCCGAGTTTACCACCGTCACAATGACGTAACGCCCCATCGGATCAATGAAGCTCACTTTCGCCGACGCTCCCACGCCGGTACCAGTCAGGACACCACCGAGGATGAAGCCATCTGTACTGGACAGGTTGATGACGTTGTCACCACTGATGCCCGAGCCAGTCGCTGTGACTGTCTGAGTGCCAGCAGTGATGATACGAGCATTGACAACCTGTTTGCCAGCAGCGAGAGCTCCGCCCTGACCTGTCGCAGCAATAGCGAACGTGGTGTCCGCTGCGACAGAAGCATTGCAATTCACAGGCGCAACGCCGGATTGCATGAACCATCCGTATTGGCCTGTCGTGAGCGCTGCCATCGACACATAGACCGGACGCCCCATGATCGTCGTGCTCGGGGCTTCCCCCATGTTCCAGGTGAAGACCTTGTTCGTTGCGTCCCACACCTGAGTCAGGCAGCACAGTCCGTACTGCCGAATCGCGGCGCTTGCACGGGCGAACATGAACTCGCCCGGTCCCCACACCTTGTCTTCTGCTGTGACTTGCAGACCAGCAGAGCAAGGAAGGGCAGAAAGAGAAGCTGGAACAGCGACCGCCAGCTCGATCGGAGGTACGCCGATTTGTCCAGAAGTGCACTTGTAGGTCATTCTCGTCTCCTTATGTCTTGGTCATCCGACCCTGGAACATGCTGCCAGAGCAGGTCAGATTGCCAGCGAAGGCGAGAATCTGCACTTCTGCGTCCTGGTTCACCGCATAGCGCCGATTCGGGTTCAGCGGCACCATGTTCCGATCACGGTGAGGACGGAAATACAGATAGTCCGTGTTCAGCCAGTAGCTCGTGTTCGTGGTGGCGAAACCACCAATCCCACCATCGAGCACGACGTCGGCATCCATGAACTTGACAGTTGGGAAGCCGAGGGTTGCCCGCGAAGGATCTGTGAACCGTTGCTGGGGCTGGAGAGAAGCGACGTACATCGTCCACCACAGCGAATCCATGACGATCACGTTGACCCGGTCTTTCCCGCGGACGAGACTGGCCCACATGCTGTTCATGGATGCTTGAATGGTCGTTGCCGTCAGGGCACCACCAGCGGTGAATTTCGGCCGCCAGAAAGTCCAGGTGCCACGATCGATGCCACCATACGTCCCGGTGGACGGAGTGATAGGCACCGCTGCATCGAGACCGACGAGTTGCTTGCCGCCTGCTCCGGTTCCGTCGGAGTAGATGGCAGCAGCAATCAGGTTGGCCATCGTTGATTCGGCTACGCGAATCCGCGATTCCATGAGATCGATGATCTGTTCTTTGCCAGAATTTTTCAGCTGTTCAAGACCAGAGATGATCACAGGAACTGCGGCTTGCTTGAAGTCGTACTGCGCGGCGGAAAGCACGTCCTGTGGATTCGTTGGCAACAGGTCGTATCCCGAATACCAGCCGGCATTCGCGTTTTCTGCGAATGACAACTCTTCGAAAATGACAGAGCCACCGCTCACGGGACGCACATTCCCCTTGTCCTTGATATACGTCAGAAGACCGTTGTTCTTCGTGACGTTGTCTTGAATACGACGCGAGCGTGACTCGATCGTAGTCGCGACGATATCAGATACATTCGGAAATGCCATCTCGTTCCTTCACAAAGAGAAGATTATCGCCTAGCTGCCCTCTTCTCAACGGTGTCGAAAGCGAGCATTAGATCTTCCCGCAATGTCCCGTTCAGCTTGGGCTCTTCACTCCGCGAGGGTGTGTCACTTCTGACACTGACTGCCGCGTTCTCAGCTCGCTCTGCCGCTGCATTGTGCTGGGCGGCCACTCCCGAGAGCTTTCGCTGAGCCACTATTTGTGAGATAGTAGGGTGGAGGAGTGTAGCACGGTTGTAGGCATCTTGCAAGCTAATCTTTTGCCCTCGATTAGCCGCCATTTCCAAGATATCAGCCATGTCTTCTCTGACATCCTCGAAAAACTCGTTGTTCGCATCCGTAGCAAATTCCTCGATCATTCCGTCCAGTTGCTGGGACGTATTTTGCATCATCTGACCTTCACGCTGCCGCAGACTCTCCACGTACTGCATAAAAGGAGCCATCTGTTGCCGAATGGCGTCACTAATCTGCTGCGAAGGAATTTGTCCGGCTCCCTGTGAGGGAGCTCCGCGTGCTTGGATTCGTTGCGTGAGAATCTGGTCCAGAGACTGAATATCAACGCCAAACTGCGTGATTAGATGGGCGATGATATTCGCCTTGTTCTGCGGCGTTTCAGTCCGCAGCGCCGCTGCCGTCTGAAACATGTTCAGCATCGCCTGGATTGGCGTTGAATTCTCCGCCTGGATGAAGTGCATGTACGGAGCCACGGCGGCGTCAAAGTCCTGTTTGAATTTTCTCGCCTCAGCGCCTGTTTTCATGCCGCGGTCCATGTCAGACTCACGGCGAGCGATTTCTTCCTGAATTAGCGGATCCAGGGCAGCGAATTTCTCCCTGTGTTCAGGTTTCCAAGACCCTGGAGCCTTGAATTTCCTAACTGGCGGGAGTGGCTTCCCATCCTTCCCGATTACCGGCTTCTGTTCCTGCTTGACACCCTCAGGAAGCGGTTTTTCGCCAGTGGGCTGGGCTTTTTCGGTGGGAGTTTGTTCTTGTTGTCCTTCTGCGGGGGCGGATTCTTGTTTTGTGTCACTTCCACTCTCCAGTTTATCAAAGGCAGCGGAGATATCAGCTCCGAGATTATCTGGTGCGTCTTTTTCATCGGCCATTCGTTATTCTCCCGTAAACAGCATCTGCTATTGTCTGTGTGAGCTCTCGATCTATCAGCCTACCCTCTCGGAAGGCTTCCCTGACTGCTTGGTCTTTCTGCCACTTATCGCCAAAATCGTCCATGGTCGTCAAACCATGGATTTTCATGTATTCTCGCTGTTTTGACCTGGAATCAATTGGCGTCCCGTCTGTTGCCCGTAAATCCAGGTAGTGTCTGTCTCCGAAATTGGCTCCCCACTGGATAGCATTCCCTCTAAATGTGCAAAGAATTCGTTCCATACCACCATGATCTGGACAACCAGGAACAGCAAAATCACCATCGGAATAAGTGCGAATAGAAAGAAATAGCTCGCATTCACGGCCGCACTCCTTGCACCGAAAGTTGTAGGTCGGCATCACTGCACCGTGCGAGGAGCTGACGCCTTGACCATATTCTCCTGTGCCGTCGCATTCTGCGCGGATTGCTGCGAAACAGCGTCGGCCATCTGCTGAAGTTGAGCCTGTTTCGCCTCTTGCGCCTGTTCGCGAGCTTGTATCACCTGTTCGTGAGTTTGCTGAGTCGCTTGCTGCTGTTTCTCCTGTGCTTGTTCCGCAGCCAGAATATCTTTCTCGTGGGCGCGATCCTCGGCGTTTTCGAACTGCTCGTGATCGAGAGTCATCTTGGTGCCAGAGATATCTTGGCCCGCCTGGATCTGCGCCACGATAATCTGCACCAAGCCCTTCATGCGCTCCAATTCCATGCTGTGGTCGGTCTTCATCTGCTCCACAGTCACGTCTTTCTGGGCCTTGGTGTTCTCGATGGCAATGCTGACCTGTGCCTCCATCTGCTTGAGCATCTGCTCAATCTGCCCGCGCATCTGCGTCTTCTGGATATCAGCCTGCGCCTTGACCTGCTCAGGAGTCGGCGGTGGTGGCGGAGGCGGTTGCTGGGATGCCTTGACCAGACCCTGATAGGCCTGATCCATGACACCTTCAATCTCCTTGCTTCCCCGGAACCCAGCAGTGACCCACTGTATCAACTTCACCAGATATTGAGCAGAATCAGGCAATTCCTGGATGAGAGGCTGTACCTGACTCACGAACTGCCCGATGGCTGTCACATACTCCACCCGAGTGTCTCTTTCTTGGTTATAATCGGGCAAAGCAAGCGATTCTTCGCTCACATCGATGCGATATTCGTTGATATCAGTGTCTTTTAGGAGCTGAACAGCCTGTGGAGCGAGCTGCGCGTCGGGAGTTGACATAATTCCCGACTGTTTGATGATAATTTCGGGTTCGAAGTGCCTACAGATGATTTCTGCCTTCAACCGAAGCACATCTCGGACGAAAATGGCAACTTCTTGCTCCGCGTACTGCAAACGGACGCTCGAGTATTGCGCTTTGAGCTTCTGGGCCGCGGCAGTCTCGCGCGGCTCCGTCGCGCCGCGCATTATGTCCGAAATTCCCGTTAATTCGTAGATTTCCTGTACTTTTTCGACCTTCTGCTGCCGCAGCTTGTCCAAGGTCGCTGCCAAAACCTCCAGAGGGAACCAATCCACGACTCCTTTCATTCCTCCCTTCTCAACGAGGTTGCCCCAGTTGGTCACACCGATCATTTCGTTCTCTCGAGCACTCGAAAGAAGGTGTTTCAACTCGGCAGAAGTAGAGTCGTAAACGCCAACGCAGCGAATCGCCTTTTCCAGGAGGTAGACTCTCGTCGTGAGCTCGTCAAGCTCGTCGTATTGGTCCTGAATCATCACATAGTCACTTCTTGGCATCCACTCGTTGGTCGTGTGAGTCGCCAGAAGCGCCTGCGGGCACGGGAAGAAGTCGTTCAGCTCCAGCGGGTCGTTTTTCTCCTCAATGATGATATCACGACAGATGATATACACCTTGTTCGTGATTTTGCACCAGATTTCGAAGAGCTCAAACTTCCCCTTCCTGAAATTCTTGGGAAGATTGTCCAGATTCGTCTCGGAACGCTGGTCGGCGTCCTGTAGCGCAGCCAGGATCTTGTCACCCCATCTCTTCACGATGCGGTCTTTCCGCATCCAAAGTCTTCTTCCGACCCACCAAACCTCTTCCCATGTCCTCGCAGAGCTCCACAGGAAGTCTTTCCAGTTCACAT